ACCTGTAAAGGAGTTGTGCTGAGTTGTAGTTCCGCGTCGAAGTTTAAGGAGTTTTGCCATTACAGAGTGCCGAAGTCAATAGTAAGATTTGAACCGTCGATAGTTCCCACAGTGATATTGGGAGTACCAGAAAGGCCAGTTGCGTTGCCAGTCAGAGCACCAACAAACGATGTAGCAGTAAACGTGCCGCCGTTAGTGATGTTCCGGTTGTTGGCATTCAGATTGCCGCCGAGCACTGGGCTGCTGTCGTTTTGCACAGAAGCAATACCGGGAGCAATACCAACAAAAGAAGAACCGCTGTAATAGTTCAGCGTGTTTGAAGTGGTGTTATACCAAAGGTCACCCGCAGAAGGACTACTAGGAGTACCGGACTGGATAACGTATTCTTGTGCATAACGATTGACATCAGCTATAGACGAGCCGACTGTATTTACGTTGGCAATAGAACCAGCAACGGTCGTCACACTTGCATCGTTGTTAGCGACAGTAGTCACGTTGCCAGCAATGCCAGAAACAGTGGTTACGTTCGCAGACACACCAGAAACTGTAGTGACATTGCTAGAAATACCAGCAACTGTGGTCACATTGCTGTCAATACCTGCAACAGTGGTTACATCGCTATCAACTGCTGCAACCTTGGTGACATTTGCATTGTTGCCAGCAACGGTATTGATATTGGTAGCGTTACCTGCAACAGCAGAAACGTTCGCATTATTGCCTGCAACGGTAGTTACGTTTGCTGCAATACCTGCAACAGTCGTGACGTTTGCAGAGATACCAGCAACAGTATTAACGTTGGCAGCATTCCCAGCAACAGCGTTGACGTTTGCAATAGCGTTTTCAACAGCCTGAATATCAGAGATATTGTCTGCACAGGTCTCCAAAGCACCGCCTGTCTGACCAGTCACCAGGGCATCAGCGATGGATCCAAGATCATCGAAGGTAGACATGTCATTAGCAACAACAGCGATGTCGTTGAGCTGTGACGAGTCAGGAGTGATCTTGTCGAACGATGTGCCGTTGTACGCCTTCATGACGTTCTGGGCAGTGTTGTAGTACAGGTCACCCTCTTGCACAGAGCCGCCAGTACCACGGGTTGTGGGGTCTTGTGCGCTTACCTGATAAACATCAGCGAAGTTAGCGACACTGCTGATGTTGGTAGCAGCAACGTTCACCGAGGTGATGTTGGTAGCAACCGTGTTCACGTTGGTAGCCGGAGCTGCCAGACGATGGAACGCATAGGTGTGGAGTGTGGAGGTTGTCTCCAGCAACATGCCAAAACCGGCAGTCAGCACCTGAGTGCCAACACCAGTAATGGTTACTGTGTTTCCTGTTCCGGCACCGTTTGCAATCGTGACTGTGCCCGAGCTAGGTGTACGAGATGTACTAATAGCCGACACGCTGACGATAGTACCTGCACCGTTATTAACATCAGGGTTAGCAGCCGGAAAACTGGTTTCGTTAGCAATAGGAACGAATCCACCAACCTCTTCCACAAGGTCAACAATTCGTGCATCAATAGCTCCAGTGGTTGCAATCTTTGTGTCGTTACCAGCCCAGGCCACACCAGAGGTGATGGTTTCAGTGCTGTCTTGACGGAAGTAACGAGCATCTGATGCTGCACTGCTCAGGAAGTTTGTATCCGAAGGAGTGTGGGTAGCTTGTGCTGATGCAGCAATGATGTCAGGAGCGTTCCTGATAAAGGCGTCATTACTGGAGTCAGTCTCGGTCCAATTAGCTTGGACGTTGACCTCAGCTCCAGTGGCTATGCCATCAAGCTTGGTGTGATCAGCATCTGTGAAGGCGTTGGTATCAGCATTGCCTTCGTACAAAGCTTTGATCTCAGTACCTGTCTGGTCTCTTGTGGCCTGGGTCTCGATAGCTGCAAGCTTTGCTTTTTCACCGTCGTCAAAGACGTTGGTGTCAGCGTTCGACTCGTACAGAGACTTGATTTCAGTCGCTGTTTGATCAGCCGTAGCACCCGCTTCGATAGCGTTGAGCTTGGCGTGGTCAGCGTCAGTGAAGACGTTGGAGTCAGTAGCAGCCTCAACAGCAGCCCTGATCTCTGCATTGGTCTGATCGCCAGTAGCGCCAGCTTCAATGCCGTCGAGCTTGGCACCATCAGTAGCGACATCCCGTCCATCGACATTTCCAGAGACAGCAATGTCATTGACGGTCAGGTCACCAGTGGTGGTGAGGTCTTGAGAACCAAAGTTCGGATTGATCTTGGTTCCTTCGATTGCGGCTGATCCACTGATGTCAGCGTTGACAATCGTGCCATCGAGAATGTCTGTGGACGTGACGTAGCCAACCGGTTGTCCAACAACCCTGAAGCCACCCATGTCCAGGTTGGCAAACATCTTCGGGTTAGAAGGCGTGCCATCCTCAGCAATAGATGCAAAAGTAGAAAGTTTTTGATCCCGCAGCTCCTTCAGACCACGAAGGGCCTGAAGTTGGTTTGCGTCGAGATCTTGTGCGCGAATTGACGATCCAGGTTGGAAGTCAGCACGCGGAAAATCCTCATCAATATCCGTCTTACGGAGGATCAGGACGTTTGCACTAATACCAGTGGGTGGCGAGGTGGGAACATTTCCACTGGTAAAAGTAACTAAGTTAGTGCCGAGAGAGTAGTGGGTGGAAACGGTTTTTTTGTCCCACTGTTCAGAAGATCCATTCCAAACATAGACAAAAACATCATCGTCTTCAAAGCGATCGGCAGCAAACGGGAACGAAAACGTTGTTTGGGTTCCGTTACCCGCAGACAAAACATAAGAATCGCTAGGTTGTCTGATGGTCATGGGTTGTTATACCTACGGAGATTTGTGAATTCGACACCGCCACTTGTTTGACGCCGACGCATATTTGTCAGTCCGTCTAACAATCTTTCTTCGCCATAAAGTTCAGCAGTGAGTTCGGGGTTAGTGCGGCGAACTTGTGCCCATGCTCTCTTTCGAGCACGTTCAAATCGTTCTTTAATAAGCTTATTGTGAAGGTATGCTTTCATTGGATCAAGCTTGTTTCGACCGTTATCTAGGTCACTCTCCATTTCCCTGATCGAATCCAACACGCGAGGATCCGCAGCAAGTCGGTCAAGCTCTTTTTCCAGACCCTGTTGACCAAGGTATTTCTGGAATTCGGAACGAAGCACCGGGTGATCCTTCAGGTTCAAGCCATCAGGAGCTGTATAGGAAACAAGACGCAAGTCATAGTTGCTGTTCCAAAGCAGTGATCGTCCAGGGCTTTGGTTAAGGCTTACGTTGACAGGAGAGAACAAGTTAAACATTTTCTCCACAAAGTTCCAATCACGAAGTTTCTCACCATTCAACACATCGTACTTAGCGGGTAGGTCTCCGCCGATAGCGATATATTCTGTCGTGAGGTTACGGTTACGAATAGAGTCAAAGATGTCCCGGTTGATTTCACGCATTGGTGAATTCATAAAACGACCAATGTCATTTCGGATACCAGCCAATGGAATTGTGTTGTTCATGATGTTTCCGGCAAGTTTTCCTGCCGTACTTGGATCACTAACCAAATCCACAAGCTGACCAATACCAGACATATATGACTTACTGGCAAGACCACCACCAATCATCAGGGCGATCTTAAGAAGGTTATTCTCAGCCCATTGCTCACCCATCAAAGCTTGGTTGTCGCCAATATCAGCGATAGAAGCAAGGATGTTGTTAAAAGGTTCAAAGGATTCGTAGCTCACCCAAATATCACCAGCGGGGCTGGGAACTCGGAACGAGCGTGGCTGCCATCCGGTATCCATCCACAAGCGTCGCAGTTGACGATCTTGTGGTCCGTTACCTGTAAGTCCGCCAGAGACATACATCATGCCGGCCATCATTGTGACGGCAGAACCAACAGCCATACGACCCTTCATTAGAGCCTTTGCGTTAGCAAGATCAGCAGCATTTTCAATACCATATTTACGGACAGCATCTAAGTTGCCTGCTGAGGCATTGAGAATTGCACGCTGTTCTTCAAGTATGAAGTTAAGACCAGGCATGTGCTTAATGCTGACCTCAAGACCATTGATGTTTGTACGAGCAAACAGGAAGAATGGTTTGATAAATGGCATGTCATCGAACACTTTCTCCAGGTTCTTACCAAAGGAGTGAAGATCTGAAGTCAGTGTTGCTTCCTCAACCTGAGACTTAAGGAACAAGTCACGGTTGAAATCAAGGTTACCCTCAGAGTCATAAAGCTTAGACATGAAATAATCTTCCATGTCCTTCATAAGTTGTGGCGTAACTTCGACGTGTTTGCCAACCTTGTTCTTGTCCATAGCCATTAACATGGCTTGTTCACGAGCACGGGCACGAGCCATCAGCAAACCGAAAGCATCGTCAGTAGCACCCATAATCTTGGTGTTATAGGTGAGGAAGTTTTTACTGTTGAGAGTCCGTGCTATGTCAGCAATACGGTAAGCAACACGGTCCATCTCAGTACCCTGGGTCATTGCCCATCTACCCATCAGTTCCCAGTTCTGATCGTCCTTAGACACACCTGCTGTGTATCGAGTCTTCATGTTGGCAATATCGCCAGCCCAATATGCAGACAGGTTCTTGCGGAAGAGCTGCATAGCTTCCGGGATTGTCTGGATATATGCGTTAGCTCCAGCAAAGCTCGCACGAGCTAGTTGCTTATCTCCACCAATAAAAGCACCAATACCAGTAAATACAGGTCGTGTAAATGATGCAGTGAAGGTACCCATCATTGCGCGAAGCGGTGTCTTAATACCACTCAAGACGCTATGGATCATCACCGAACCAAGCTCACGAATAACACGAGCCCTATTGACCTTTCCTTTGAACTCACCACCACGGAGCTTTGCCCGCATGTAGCTGTCAAAGTCTTTGAGGTTGACAACGTCATCGGACAGAGAGAAGAACTCAGCAAGAGCTTCAATCATGTCGTCGCTGTCTTCTCTCTTGGCAATGTCAAGGTATGTCTTGATTGCTTCTTTAGATTCGGTTTGCAGAGCTTGTACTTTTGCCTCAGCAGCTCGACGGAAGTCAGCATCACCAAAGTCCAAGCTTTGTAGTTTTGCACCTGCCAAATACCGAGAACGACGAACATGGGTAAGACCAACAATCAGTCGATCAACAATGGCCTGCATCGGACCATCAATATCCGTCAAATCAGCAATATCTTTGATTTCACGGGCTCCAATGCCTAAGT